TTTTCATTGGTTTCTCCCTGCTTACGCAAAAGATTTACTTAGGTTTTTTCTTAGTACCCTTTTTGGTACCGCACGATTTCTTTTTCCCCACGGTGATTCTCCTTTAATATTTTACTTCCGCATTGATGACGTAGGACGGCTGTACATTATTTGCGTCGGCGGCATTCAACAAATTAGATAAGGTGTGTGTGTGGCCACCGTCGGAACCCGTTGGTGATGTTCCGCCTGTGTTTGTGTTAAGTGCATTCGTATTTAATTCTGAAGTTAGCACCCCGCTACCACCACTTGATCCACTGGCGGCTTGTGTTGATAAATTCAATACATGCGAATGCGCTAGTAGTGCTGTTGGATCACCACCGCCACTTGTGTGATCTGAATAACCGGCAGTATTTACATTAGTTGATCCTGTTATTGCGTGCGTATGTGATCCGAAGGTGTGGGAGTGGGAGGCTATGTCGTGTGTATGTGCTTGTATTGTATGTGAGTGGTCGGTTATTGTGTGAGTATGGTCAGGCTCTGTACTTACGGCAATCGTCGCTGGATCATGGCTGTGAGCACCTGATGCTTTTACACCATACGTTTTTCCTATTGCATCGAAATCAGCATCACCAGCGTCAAGAACTACAAATGTTTTACCTGACGGGTCTGGGAGCGTTACAGTATCGTGTGTGTCAAAATCTTCTAGTCCAGTATTAGGTGATACCAGCTTTAGAATGTCAAATAATTCCCGATATTTTTCTCCCTGATACGTTGCTACAGATGAAGTGTCTCCGATGGTATCGCCATTAAGTAATAACCACCCTTCGTCAGCAGTAGCTTTAAATGTATTTCGTATCGTACCTGGCGGAGTTTGTTCATAAAAGTGAAACTTTGGACGAATATCGGTGATATCATCTTGCTCAACCACAACAGAGGCAGTTTCTGTAACCTTTACATACGCTACCGGGTATGCGGTGTTACGTGGTAGTGCTGGAGCACCGTCCCAAGGGGATGCTGTATCCGGCTGTGCTGTCCCCTCTAATACTTGTATGGTTCCTGCTTTATCAATGTATACTAGATCATACCTAAGTTGGCTGGCACCGACAACATTAAAAGCCACGGTAGTTTGCTGTGTTTTATAAATAACCTGACTATCTAGTGATTTTGATATCCAACCGGCGCGTACGGTAATTTGATTCCCCGGCGGTGTTTCCGGCTCCGGGGCAAAGTATTGGGCAGAACCCAATTGTAAGTGTCTTGATGGTACTGTTGGATAGCCCATTACTACCCCCTTCGCGTAAAGTAGAAAACGTCGCCTGGATTGGCAACGAAGCCAACAAATTTTATACCCTTTGTGCTACCAACCACACTTTCATAATAGTTGGTATTATAATACATACGGAGGTGGTTCATGTGCGCGTCAAGATTTTTTGCTCCGATAACAAAATCAATCGGTATTTCTATTTCAGTTTCACCGCCGGAGGTAGAGGTGTATTCATAATCTTGTGTCACCGCAGAAGCACCGTAAAGGGCAATACCTGAACAACCATCATTATGATCAGCCACGTTGAAAACAAGCGTCCAGCTTATATTTAGTGCGAATGCGTTTGTCTTGACAATTGGATTAAATGTCTTTCGTGCAAACATCAGGCCAGCGCCAAATGGGTCGCTAAATAGTCCTGCTTCGGTATAGGTGTAGCCGTTACCTTCAGTAGTTAACCACTGGGCAGAGTATGTAGCGGTATTTGTTGATACACTTCCGGAAATTGCTTTCCGCTGCCCGGTTGTTTGTTCCAAGTTTGTATCGGTTAATGCCGGAGTTGTCGCTGGGCTTGGATCTCCTAATTCAATATAGGACATCGTTCTTGTGCCGAGTGTCATATATGGCATAATTGTCTCAGCCTGGGTGACTACCTTATTCTTATCATCAACAAGAACTTCCCGGCGACCGTCTGGGTATACTGCTTCTATTTTAACATGTCCCTCAGCCACCGGCACCCGATCTGCGCAGGCGATAGTTGCCTTTCCCTTGCCTTTTGGAGGGCCATACTGTTTCAGCAAAATTCGTCTTAATTTATCTGCTGGATTCATTTTTTATCCTATCACTACGATTTTTCCTGTTTGTGGGCTACCGTGTGTTACAACTACTTGATTCACGCTGGTGTGTTGTATACTTGCCGGCGACAACAGATAACCAGAGCTATTTTGCACTTGCACTAACGGATGCACACCAAAACCATGCGTGAATGTCCATACAGCAGCAGGAGTAGTTATTGTAAGCTCATCTCGCTGCAAAGTTCCCGAAGTGCTGAATATATCCTTTATGGTAACCCAGGAACTATCTTTGTAGATTTGCCACAACCACACGGTAGATGACTGTTTATACACCCGTTGCATACCGTCCCTGGGATTCAAGGGATAAGCAGCATCCTCCGTGAAGTTGGTAGTAGCCAGTGCCGCAAAATTTGCTTGAATCTCTAAAGCGTCGGCGGGGTTCCCTACCGCCGGTACGTTAAAATCAAACATATTCTACCACCATTCTGTCGGCCTTCCGTCCGTAAACTCAATCTTTAGTGCGTCGATCGGATTTAGCTCGAATACGCACGGGTCGTCAATTACTTGTGTAATACTTGTTGTGGCTCCCGTTTCGGTGACCACAAAACTATCCTCTACTCCAGGTGCGCAGTCTCCAAGGATCATGTTGGTTTCAAAGTTACGCTCCTCCATAGCCTTTGACGGCCCACAAATTTTATTATCCGTGCAAAAATCTTCTACTTCGTCGGGCACATCCAGCACAATAAAAACCAGGCGAACGAGAACGTGGATGGGTCTGATCATCTCTAGTCTTTCAAGTATTTTTTGTAGTTTGTCAGAATCAAACCCGAACTCCCCGCCCTCGTCCAACAGGAAAAAAACTTCTAAATCTATTCTTGCAGCTCTATAGGGGAAGTCACTGGTTATGTGTTCATAGTATGCTGTTACATTATCGGTGGTTGTTGCTGGAAACGCTAAATTATATTTTCCGTTAGCGTAGTTTATACTGCCAGTACCACCATCCTTTGAAATTAAATCACCATAATTTGATGAGTAACGATCGTCATTGTCTCGGAAAACAACAGTACCTGAACGTATTCTAATTGTTCCTGGTTTTATCGGAGTGTTTGATAATTGGCCAGCATAGTCAGTCAGACCAGAAGAACCAATAACCTCCGATACTTCCTCCGTTTCATACTGAGTTCTCCGATAATTATTATCAGCCTCGTTTAGGTCTTTCTTCCATAGTGGATATGGGATTGCCTTAAACCCAATCATTCGGTAAAACACTTCCCAGCTTACCGGTGTTCCCTTATTTGTGTATAGTTCAAATATACTTTTGATGATTTCTCTTTTTGTTTCAACGTCGGCGTCTTCGAGTGGGTGGCCAAACGATCCAGCCATATAATCCAAAAACTCTTCCGGGCATGTATCCGGGTCAATTAGCGATAGTAACCCTTCAATCTCTTCTAAGCGTTTTGTCTCCTCCGTTTCAATTACGTAGAATAGGTTTTTGATCACCGGCATCATGCCTAATTCATTCCAGGTAGCACCGCTATTCCAGGTAAAATTTGGATCATTCCAAAAGTTAACCGGGCCTTGGATCGGGTTATCCAGATCCTCTTCGATAATCTTGGGGATAAGGCGCTTATATAATTCAGCTCGCAGGTTGTTGGTTAAATCACTACTGGCCATATATATCCTCATCTAGCGGCATTTCTTCTAATGAAACGGTGGAGAACGACGGCATCGTTTGGTGATCAATCGGTATATCCTTGCAATTGGATTCCATGAATGGATCATACCTTATCTGCATGGTTCTTCCAGTGGTAGATGGTGTTGCAATCAGTGTCTTGTAACGGCCACTACGGTGATCTAAGTATCCATATGGATAAAGCTCCCCAACATCACCGTGGAACCTTCCTAGATTGTCGGCAAAAATGTAAATATCATAGTCTGTTGTACCCATGATAAATGAACTAAAAGCAGTGTAAAGAAGTAAGGTCATCGGGGTTTTTTGTATCATAAAATCTTGACCGGCGGCTGCTTCTGGAGCTGAAACAAAATGTAGTGTCCCCGTTGATGGGCTTGCATCATGTGTTACTGTACTAACGAAACTTTTGTTTAAACTCTCCCCGTCGAGCTGCCCTTGGGAGCTGTCCCAGGCATCATATATAGTTACGCTACTAGTTGTTAAATCTGATAAAACATATTTCGTCCTGCCGATGGCATCTTCTGTTGCCAGGTTTACTGCCGATCCACCACCGCCAGAAGCGGTTCTAACTTCATAATCAAATTCTTTTCTTGAACCATCAGGCGCTTGGAGTAGTCGTCCATAATAAGTTGTTGTCGATACCGGCGGCGGGGTGGTGTTCCAGGTAAAATTTACCACTCCCGTATCATAATCTATTTCACCGCCAGGTTGAACATCACCAACAATATTCCCCTCGCCATCGTCCTTGGCAATAATGTTTCCCCCAGGTTGTGTTCCATAATTGTCATAACCCCCAATGAAAACAACCTGGTATGGGGAATAGGGTAGAAACTCTTCTGGAAGAGTCAAATTTACCGTAATACCACCGCAAATACCAATAGGGCGGCGCTCAACTATCGGCTGAAATGATAGGATACCATCAATCTTGCTGTTCACTATCTCATGCGTTGCGCTACTATGCATATAAGCATACGTTCTAGCTTCTGCGGTTATGTATGTAGTGTTGCTTGGCGGATCTGAAAAGGAAACGATAAAGTATCCAGTATCATAATCTATGATTTTGGTTGCTGAGGTATCTATGTCCCCTTGGAATCCATTACTACCATCGTCGCTAATTGTTTGTTCACCTGCTGTTAATTTGAAAGTTCCCGGTACAATGGTAGTTCCGTATTCGACAACAAATCTATCAGAAAACTCTACTGTAGCGTTGTCGCCCACACCCTTATCAATTGTTTCTAGTTTTGAACCGTACACTCTTGTAAGTGTCGCCAGGGATATATAGCGGTTTTCCATTATCTTCTGAGCAATTAGGGTTAAAGATAGGTCTTGACCAGGGATAACAAAGGTGGAGTTGAAATGTGTTTGTAGTAGCGTTGTAACTGAATCTACCACAGCGGCCGGCGTTCGATTGTTTGTTAGCTTTACTATAGCTTCAACGTCAAAATATATAATGGCCCCATCAATAATTTCTACAGGGACACACTCTAACGCCCTGGTGCGCATGTGATTTTTAAGTGCCCGCTTTAATGGTGTCGACGGGGTGGTAAGCCTACCCGCCGAGTCCCGACTCCATACGGCAATTTCTACGGTATTCTCTTCTGGTACGGATCTCTTTAATTTTGCCGATGTAAATGTTGGTGATCCGTAAACGGGATCAGAGAACTTCTGGGAAATTATATCAAACTCCGTTTTCGTTACAGCGCGTCTATTGGTTGTAGCAAATTTTGGTGCATTTAGCTTAACACTCTCCAATGTTTCTATTGGGTTACCGCCGGTACCTGCCTCATGGTTATATGCACGGACATTGATACTCGATCCAGATGGTAAATACCCACGAACATTGTAGTCCATCTCGCCGCGCTCTAAGTTACCAGCAACGCCACCACCAACGCGGTAGGCAACGGTAACTGTAGCACCATTAAGCGGAATTACTCCAGCATTTCCATCACCAAATTTTATTGCTACTCGTCCGTTACTATTATAAGTGGCCGTATACCTCTTTTGTGGACCAGATATCATATATATTACATCAATACTACTTTGATCCGTAGGGGCAGCCTCATGCTGTAATCGACCAAATCTTATGATAGTTTCACCATCTGTAGTTTGTTCAGCTATAAATTCTTTTGGTGCGTCGGTGTAGTTTTCTACCTGTGACCACATTTCACCATTTACATAAACAACTAAACAGTCCTCATCATTCGGGTCTATAATAGCATATTGATCTTCAAGAGTGACAACTTGATAGTCCAATCCAGTTCCGGTGAATATATCCCTGCCCCTGGCTGTTCCTTCTATATTTATTAAGGAAGTTGCCTGTTTCCACTCAGCATCAAGGATTGTAACTACAATTGACCCCTGGATGATATTATCGCGCAGTAATTGAAAGGTTTGATAGGACGTACCGTCTGAGACAAAGGTATCTGTAAAGGATTCTCCTTCTACAAAGACAATTATGTCTTCAGTGGAATCGTCCGGCCAGGATGACTTACCGGCAGGGATAACATAGGTTTCTGCTGCCTCAAAAGTAAGATCGCCAACGGTTGCTTTTTCGCCTTTGTTTATTGTTATAGCCGCTACCTGCGGCGGACTTGGGTATAGGGTTACTGCTACCGATGCTGGAGTTGGGCGTTTTCGTTCATAGCCGAATTGTTTTGCATGATATCCTATCGCCTCTGGTAGATCGGCCAGTTCAGAAAATACATTTCTAGCAATCATATCAAGGTAGTATGAGCTTTGACCGTGTGAGTAGGCGACTACATCCAGAATAGCCATAGCTATGTCGGTCTTAGTAAATTCAAGCCAGCTATTTGCGTAGCGGGCTTTTACTAACTGCATCATAGATGCGCGAACATTCTCATACGTTCGATCTGTATAGGTTATTTCTGGAGAAGTCATATTTAATTCCTAGAAATAGATACAGGAGCCTGTTGTTGTTTTTGGTATTCATCGTCACGGTCACGGTAGCCAACCCAAAGGACTACTCTTCTATTAGTCGGGTCTTCTTTTATTGTAACAGAGGTAACATTTATTCGCGGATCATTACGCTCCAGGTCATACACAGCGTAGTAGAATAACAAGTTCATTGTTGTATCGTCTATCGGCTCGAAGACTAAAGATGGTATATGTGAACCAAAATCGGGATCATACACAATACTACCAACCGGAGTAGAGAGTATTAATTGAATAGCAGATGAGATGGACGACTTCCTATTTTTATTACCCAATACTCCGCGAACACTTTGGGTGAATGGAAGTGCTGGCCCAGACTTTCTGCTATCCATCAACTCGCCTCCACATTTTGGGTTACGTGCAGTAGTTCTATCGCCTGTGGCAGTGGCTTTTCTGATGGTGTCGGTGAACCGGGCCCCGGCGCATATAAATGCGTATGGGTATTAAATAAGTCCATAAATGCTTTATTTGTTAGCTTCTGTGCTTTAGCTTCCACTCCCATTTTTATTGTATTTGCCAGTAGTAATGCTGTGCCTGCCACGTTCATGGTTAGTGCTGCTTGAAAAGCCAATGTACAAGCACCGGCTACGGTGAGGGCTAATGTGGCCAGTGCCGATATAGCCACAGCTCCGGCTGCTGATACCGTTAGCAGACCACCAGAGGAAATAAGCATATTTAGGCCACTGATGATTGAGCAGTTAAGCCCAGTTATCATTGAATAGCTAAGACCGACAGTTTCATTTTTTGTTGTTGCCACTGCTGTAGTCATGGCCCCGCCAACATCAATTCCCAAATTTGCTCCACTTTTAACGTCTGTATTTACACCGCTTTCAAGCTCTATATTTGTTCCTGCTGTACACTTGTAGGATACGCCTACTTGTTTTTCATGAGTAGTTGTTGTTGTCTCTGTATAATTTCCCAGGCAGTTTACTTTCACTTCTTTTGAATTTGGGAGTAAAGTAACCGATTGGTTAGCCATATCCTGAACTGCTATTTTTGGTTCGGCTGCTAAATCGGAAATTAGGATCATATTGCCACCAGGCGATTTAAACAGGTAGTTTTCTGGGGTTGGGTTATAGCCGCTTGCATGTTCGGTAGTAGCCTCTTCTGCGGTTATCCAACAACCAAGCCAAATTGGATACTTCACATCATTCTGCCTAAAGCCGACCCACACTCCGGCACCAACGTCTGGGACGACAACAAGTCCAGACTGTTTGCTGGCAAAAGGTAGGCACGGATATGCCCAAGGAAGATGTTGGTCTGGGATACCGTTTAGTTCAGTCCCGTACACCTGTGGCACTCTAACTTGTATCTTCCCGCGCTTATCCGGGTCAATATTATTTACAACTTTTCCGGGAAATATACCGTACATAGCTAATCCAAACTAATAGCAGTAAGCACAGAGTAAGCATTCTCTGTATTGTTAGTTATATCATAAGCGTCAATGTTAGTAATTCCAGATAAATTTGACCCAGTGGCAAAAATATTTCCGAAATTAAATGACTTTCTAAACCCACCTATATAAGTTGAAAGCCCGTAATTTTCACCTGGGTTGGCTGAGTATATGTGCAAAATTTCATACACCGGATACCTGCCGTTACAAGCAGATTCTTTCCCATCTGGATCAACGGCTGACACAGAAATTATATCACATAGTCCAATTCCAACATCACCTGGAAGGCTTATATTGAACGAAAAATATTTTGATGTCTCTTCTATCCACTTCGCTGTAGCAGTGGTTATTTCATAATCTGTAGTGACTATATGTTTTCTACTACTTCCGTACTCGCGTGGTAGTCTACCGGACAGCGTTGGCACGGCGCTATCTGGAACCGTATAGAGAACCGTCTGTTTTGTTTCTAAATCAAATCCGATTACACTTAGTGTACAAGCCCCATTATCTTCTGCACTTCCATTGAACCTAAAATTGATATCTTCTAACCTGTCATCGCCTGATCCTATACCGTAGTTCCTCACCGCTGGGTCAGAATATTCTATTGTTTTGGTTATAAGCTTTTGATTTTCAACGTAGAACCAAACATTCTTTTGAGTATTTGTGGTTAATATTTGATGGCGAATTCTTTGAATGAAATGCCAGTCGGTTTCGCCACATTGAAACCATGTTCCCTTTTGCGATAATTGAGCACGTTCCTGATCAAATACCAGGTTATTTCTTTGGGCAATCTTTGCCAAGATGGTAGAAACATTTTCTTCAGTATAAGCGCACCACCGGTCAGTCTCTTTTAAGTTATCGACCAGGCTTATTACCTCTAGTTTTACTACCGGAGCCGAACCACGATAATATAATCCAGCATTCTCTACTTTGAACATTCGCCAGTCGGTAGACTTCTCTACGCCGTCCTTTGTAGTAGTCATCCGAATGGCCCTTGTCGTGTCGGAATAACATAAATCTTCTAGCTCGTTAATAGTCTTTGGCAGTAGTTCTAGTCTTATGGACATAGTACCGGTAATTAACGATTCATGCCACTCAATACCCTGGACATACTCGCTAATGTCAGTGCCGCGTATGTTAGTTTGTGATACACTAGAAATGGCATCGCTAATATCTATTCTAAGTCCATGAAAACTAGGCATTTGTACTATCCAATAACGCTGCTTTGATATTTTCTATTTTAGGGACAATTACTCTTAAACCAGGAACTACCTCTTCGGCGATGTTAGCAATCCCGTTTATACTAGCAATAGCCCAAAAAAGGGAGCGGTCATCATACCTGGCGTCGGCCAAAAAGTCTAATGTACCGCGCCAGGACTGCTTTATGGTTACTATTTCTTCGTCACCATCCAACACAATGCTCGGCTTATTCCATATACCCCAGAAAGTCTTCCCATCTTTGGTATATAATGCCGTTTTTTTATACCGGCTGTTTTCTTCGATTGCAACATTTATTGTAGCCATTATTGTACTCTGGTTTTTGTTGCTTGATCTACTGTGGTAACATCGCCAGAACTTAACGGTCGTTTTTCTATTAACTCGGCGACATCATACCAGTCTGGGTAGAAATCAAATATTCGTTTTATCGACAAATTTACATCAGCCGATCGCGGTCTGGCCGTTTCCGGATGAAAAGGCCCTTTCCATACGGTCGTTATTCTCGTTACTTTACCGGTGATTGTTAGGAACCTACCTATTGTTATCAAAACATAAGGTGGTTCGCCTGCCAAGATAATCTTTCTATTACTGCTTATCCTTCTCCTTTTAGGTTTTGGTAAGCATAATGCCTCAAGCCAGCGTACTTTTTTCTCCATATCCTGGAGCATCGCGTCGTAGTTTACTACCCCAGCTATTCCATTTACCACTGTACTAGGAGCTGTTAAGTCTGCATTAAGACCAGCATAGAACGTAAGTTTTAGGTTAAAAGCATCATAATCACCACTGCTATAGTGCGCCGCAGTAGTCGCAGACGTTCTGCCTCTTCTAGGACGATAAGCTACATTATACCCCTCAGAGATAGTCTCTGGAAACGACTCAAATCGAAGACGCTGTGTCGGCTCATCTCTTAATGCAATTGAACACTGGATTGGTGGGCTTACTGTCATCTATCACCTCACGAACCCATGTAAGGTAAACGCTACCTTAGGGCTACTGTAAACTACTTGTGGAGCTACTGGTTTTGCTTCTAAAACCTTAGCAATCCTTTTCAGTACAGCAAGTGTTTCACTTTCGTGTTTCGTTTCAATTTCACTTGGTGTTACCAACTTTATCTCTGGTAAAAGTGTAGGTACTATCTTCTGTAAAATTTCCTTCTTTAGTGGGATTACAGCTTCTGGGCCAGCCTCGCCAGCCACGGCAAGTGTTGGTTTAGTAACAATACCGCCAAACTGGAGATAACGTGGGGCTGGTAGGTGAAGTATATCCTTCAGTCGATCATCTATTAAGGGCACTTTCCAATTGAGAATTGCACGGAGAGGCGCAATAATTGATTTATTTATAAGCTTTTTAATAACTTCAATACTGGTCATCATTACACGTAGCATTGATTTAAATATCCCGGATATTTCCTTTCCTATCTCTGGGAATCCAAAAAATTCTTTAATCGTAGTCCATGTGTTTTTCAGCCAATTAAATACAGAAAGAAATCCGCTTTTCATTTTATCCCATGCCATTTTTGAATATTTCACTATTGTGTCAAAAATGTCTTTGGTTTTATCTAAAATAGATGCCCCGTACTTTTCTATATAGTACCCGATAATATCTGATAAAGAGCTGACCAAAGTAGATAGTAGGTTTACAACAGATGTTAATGCTCTAATCATACCGGGAGCTAGTAATTTAGAAACTACTAGCGCGGTTAGTTTAATCAAAATTCCCATAGCTGGTGCAAGTGCCGTCACAAGTTTTCCTACAGATACAATTAGCTCTGAAAGAGCCGGTAAGATAATGGGTAAATCTTTTTGTAGGGATTTAAATACTGTGAGTAGTGCTTCAGAAATAGCTTTAAGTATAACAACCCAACTCTTTCCTACTGATTTGAAAAGGGATGAAATTGCCGGTAATAATGTCTTGAGTATATTGGATAAAATTGGGATAACTGTTTTTATGATGTTTGTAAATATAGGAAAAATTTCTTTGGTAAGATCGCGGAACACATCAAGAAGCATTCTGATAAAAGGCATTATTAGAGGAACAACATCTTTTACCAAAATAGTAGCAATCTCACCTACAAGAACACCAATATCCTTGGCGAATTCAGCTACGGTTTTAAAAATATCGGTGAACACAGATGACTCAGCGGTCATGTCGGAGAACCACGATAGTCCTTGCTTCATCAGTGTTGCTAAAACTTTTATTACTGGGACAAGCACACGGGCCAAAAGCGGCCCAAGCTCCACAGCCAGGTCGTACATTATATCGGAAAGAGGCATAAGAGCGGTTTCTAAAGTTTCGCCAATTATGTCAAATCCCTGAAATAATTTTGCGGCAGATCCCCTCGCCCCAAAGAAAAATGATTTTATCGTGTGCAAAGCCGAAGATAGCCCGGTAACTTCTAACGTGATTTTTCCTAATTTATGCACACCTTTTAGCGCTGCACCAATTCCGGTTATCTTACCGAATACCGCCGCAGCTCCACTTACAGAATCCCATAACGACCCGCCAAATTTTACTACTGCTGCCGTAACATTTTTAAATGCCTTACCAGCGAACATAACTCCTGAACTTAAAATATCGTAGGTTTTCCTGGCTAGATTTACCACGCGAGCTACCGACTCCCCAAGGAATAAAACGGTGGAGATGGCACCGGTAGACACATCCTTGAGAAAGTCGAATGTTGCTGTGATGGTCTTAATGGCCACTGGGATCTGTTGGGAAATGAACCCGGTAATAGCTAGTACGCCAGTGGTAACCGGCCCTTTTACGTATTCATTTAGCAGTTGCGCCGAGCTTTTTATTAGTGTCGGGATAGACTCTTTTACTAGGCCAGCAGTTAACTTTGTTAAATTACCGGCAATTGAACCAGTAGCGCCGCCAATTAAATCGACGGCACCCATAACTGGTGAAACAAGATACGTTCCTATTGACTCCTTTAGACCAGAATAGTTCTTTACCAAAACGTCTGAAAAGGAGTTTATCCAATCTCCAGTAAACGCCAGGGCATTATTGAATACTTTCTGCGCCCCAGTAACGTAGGTTTTAGATAGATCGGCTACAGCACTAAACGCACTCTTTGATTTGGCAACAACAACATCATAGCTTTTCTTTACACCTTCAACCATCGTGGTAGCTATCTTCTCAGTCTTGGTCATCTTGTCTTCTAGTGGTTTAAGGTCGTTTAGTTGCAAAGCAAGCTCAATTGTACTTTTATAGCTTGGAGGAGGCATTATTTACTCCTTATCTTCTCCATTTTCTGCTTTAGCTCTAAAGCCTGTTGTTGCTGCTCGCGCTCAAGTTCTTTACCATATTCATGATACCGATAAAGAAAATCATCGCGTTGATTTGGTGTCATGCTCGCCCAGTCATTCCACGACTGTTTGGCGTAGACCATCATGCGAAATCGCTGCTCCCGGAGATGGTCAAGAGCCGGAAGCACCTGCGCGAAAAAAGTCTAACGGAAGTTTAGTGTGAAACTCATGCCCACATGCACACTTTATTGGTAACCTTGGATCGTATCCGGTATCTCTCTTCGCTATCTCACCGCGCAAATGTCTTAAATCGAAACCCAGTGCTCTTTTTACCCACATCGTGGTCTTTATCGGAGTACTGCTTACACCATCAATCATCATGATCTGCTGTGCTGTAGCATAGGATAGAGGTTTCTTTTGGTGATCTGGTATCTTTTTATCTTTCTTGTATTCAATGGTGGCGTTGATATTTCTTACCCGAAGGTACTGCAAAAGTACCTTTTCTCCACTCCTTGGAAGGGTTACCTCAAATGGCTCCTTGTACTCTTCTATTTCATCAGCGGTAGTGTACTGCATCGCTGAGAAGTTAACTGTATGGGGTTCTTGTCTTGGGCATCTTGGGCATTTAGGCGTAACTGTTATTTGTGGAGAATAACTCTCTGCAAAAATATTGATCATGACAGCCAACCAATCGGTTAGCAACAAATCAACAATCGCAAACTTGTTTGGAAATACCGTGAGTTGCTGAGTTATATGCTGAAGGATGGGGAGTGTGTTTTCCTCCCCTTCTTCAGTGGCAGCAAGAAGTTCTTCCTGCTCACCACGTATTGGTTTGAGTACTACCTCCCCATTGGGTATAGCATCTCCGTACAACTTACCCAGGGAAGGCAGTACAAATGGAATTGAATAGTTCATAGTTCACCCTTATACTGTTTACGCTTTAAACCTAGCTGGTACCTAATAGTTTACCAGCCGCAGAGTTTACCGTACCAACTACGGCACCCCCGCCGATAAACTCCTCCTCTATCCAGTCACAGGAGAAATTCATTGTTATTTTTACGATGTTACCACCATCATAATTTATCCTTGGCGGCGGCGGATCGCTTGTTGGCCACACTCCAGAGATAATGTAAGATGCCCTTTCCACACCGTCTGGCCCGAACAGGACAGCGTATGCGTCCCTTTTCAAGTCTGACGGCAACAGCCCAAGGCCAGTTCTTTCATTGTATACCTTGTCAAACCATTGATGCAAAATATCTCTTTGTCTTCCATCAATGTAATCTACAAATTCGCAACTGAATGTTGTTATCGCGCTTGGGCGTCCTGGAACATTTACCGACCCCTTCAAGTAATTGATTGTCTGGGGAGGCACCGACCTTGGTGATGGCAAATCGAAAGAAGATAAAGCTAGCATTAATACCTCACGACCGCCGGGCACAAGGTCGTTAATCTGAAACTCTATCATACCCCCATCATCCAACTGCGGGTTTTGTCCGGACATTGCCAGGCGTCGTGCATTGAAATCATAAGGCAAAACCATGAGTCACCTCCTAGCCTAACGGTGCCACTTCGTCAAAGGAAGTGGTCAACGGAGTATGGATGAGTTGGAATTCGATTTCCTCCGCCGGCTGTTTAAATTGGATGAATACCTTACACACAAATTGCCTTGCGGCAATCACATCTGCCGTGTTGGTTGTGGCGTCACAAACTACACGATAATTCTCTATCCCACGCTTCCGCTTGATAGGTTCAAGAATACCACGCACCATTGACCGCGCCTCTCTCCACAAAACTTCATCGTTGATTTCAAAAGGTAAATACCTACCTTTTAAGATGAGTGCGTTTGCAATGAGATTGGTAGTCCACCTTGTGGACAAAATGTCAGTAGCCGTTGCTTCTCTGGCCATTGTCGAGTGGCCATAGCAGTATAGCCCAAGGCCAGCAAAATCAACAAAGGAGTTCACAACCTCTATTCTTGTGCCATTTAATCCAGAAATAGCCGCACGTTGGGCCTTATCCGGAGAGTAGCGGATTTCTACAACATCGTCAAGATCACCCCGCCGCAGACCGGCGATAGGAAACCACGCTTCAAAATTCCTTTCTACTCTTCCAAGTAGAGCAGCTACTTGTCCTTCTCCAGGCTCCCATACTTCAGCATCGACATATTGATCGTAGTACTTTGTCCACGGGAAGATGGTGAACATGTGAGAAGAGTTGATAGTAGCGAGCGGCGGATAAGGAATAAGTGCCGTCGGTACGGCGACACCACCGGGCGTTGCAGCGTTGTATTCGCCATTGGTGAAGTCGCGTGCATCATATGGATTTTCAAAATCAGGTATAGAAAATAACCATACGGCGTTTCTTCCTTCAGATTCGGAAAGTTCTTGACCAGCAAGCTGTACTTGTCGGTGCCACATACCAGGAGCACTCAAAAAGTGAACTGGGACGGTTTCCGGATTGGAAAACAATTGAAGTCCGGTATAAGACGGGCCTACATGCTCACCAATTACATCGGCCATAGTGAAAGCGCCATCCATGCCGAGTTTTTGTCCGAGGCTGGAATCGTATGAAACATCCAGCTCACCAGTAACACCAGTCTCTTCAATGGTAACATAGTCAGATCCATTGGTAGCATCATTAACAGTTTCTACAACTTTAGCTACAGTAGTTAATGCATTGAATGTTTCAACGGCGGTGGCTCCAGAGCCATTATTGAACATAACACGAAACCGATACCATTGATCCGCTGGGTTTGTAGTTGGAGTATTCGGATCTTTATCCAACCAGCAGAAAAAGCCGTCGGTTATGGTGGTTCTTTCATTCCCTATATCACCACAGTATTTGCAGGTGGTATGGAGAACGATTGAGTCGTAGTATATTTGGATAGGGAAACCGAGTGCCGGCGCTCCGGTAAACGTCAAAGTGTATGCCCCGGTGTAGTAGTTTATTGTTCCAGACCCACCGGCACCGGTTAAAGTACCATCACCATTGTCGGTAAGCGTCGCTCCCGACCCGTGAACAACGACCACCGATCCAATTTTTATCGGGTATTCGTTCAGTGTCCCTGTGAAAGCTGTTTCTGAAGCATCACCAAACTCAGCTACAGTTGTATGGCGGAAAACCGTTTCAAACGATCCAGCATTTTCCAACCCAGGCACATGATCACCAGTAGGGGTTAAGGTAAAAACAAGTGTCCATGCCCCTGTTTGATAATTTATCGTACCAGCAACTTTATCACCAGCAAGAACGCCTGAGCCATTATCAACTGCCGTCGTCTTGAAGGTGGCCATAATAGGCTCTAGGTTCTTAACATTACTAGTGAAAGTTACAGCTATTGCGCCAGAGGTGTAGTTTATCGTGCCAGACGAAATATCACCAGAGAGGTTGCCGTCGCCGTCGGTGTCGGTTGCAGTCATGGCAGCGTTGGCGGTACTAACTGTGGATATAGAAATACTTCCAGGGACAATCGGCCCGCCGACAGTAACGGAATAAGCCGCCGTTAATCCGTCGCCGATATCAAGTTGATCCTCCCGTGGCATATAGATGGTAATATACTCTGGTCGGGAACCATATCGAGAAAGCGTTCCTTCGTAATTGGTGGTGCCGTCAGAGGCGCTTCCAATTATCTCATATGTGCCGGCGTAATACGTAACCGTCGTCGCCAACGTCGGCGCAGCCGCAAAAGTTAACGACCACTCTCCAGTTAGGTAATCTACAACACCAGTACCAGAAACAGATCCGGTAAGAACACCGTGCCCGTCGTCGGTGAATGTTTCGGTGCCGTCGGCTACTGTCATAGTTCCTGGAGCAATGTACCTTCCCTCGCTACCAGAATAGGACGTAGTTGCCGACGCCGCAATAGTATAAGACCATAAATTCTGAGCGCCGATGCCGCCGGTAGATGAATCTGATCTCGTAGACGCGAATGCGCCATCGTCGCCGCCGGCAAGGACAAGCGGAACAAGCTGGCCAGTTGTGCTATTCACGGTAGAATCTGGAAATGTCGTTCCCGCGCTTGCGTGCAGTGTGGCATTAATATAGTTGGAATTATTGTTTATCGTAGTTTCGACGTTTGAGTTCGTCACGTTGTCAAACCGTTCCACACGGACTCCGCGAAAGTACACCCACACGTTGTACGACGATGTACTATTATGGGTGATATTTACTTTGATATCGGTGTTTCCCCATGTACCGGATGACTTAGCATCGAAGCGGATAAAATCTACCTCGGTGCCACTTATAGATTTTCTCTGAACAGCGTAGGCGGTACTCAGTAGTGTTCCTGCAATCCTGACAACTTTTAGCTGGTTGCCATACTTTAGGTATCTGATCCCGGCACGCATACAATACTGATTATTTACTGGCCGGCCATGATAGTTGACGAAGTTTCCAGGGTCGGTAAACGTAGTCAACTGATCTGTAGGCCCCTTTGCCATTGGCCCGATGATACCGAAAATGGCAGAACTGCCACGCGGTAGGTACGCCGCCAGGTCATATTCAGTAACGGTTACACCTGCTGCCATTATAATCTCCTTATTTTTCTTCGACAACGGTGACAGTTATTGGTTCCCCATCTTCAGTGTATACTTCGTAACGTATTTGATGGACGAGAGGAACCGAGTATGGCTGATAAGGTAACCAGCCGTGCAAAACACAACTTACTGTGTGTCTTATATCCTTTTGATCGAGTGTAGTCTGAGTTACCGTGCTATTGTCAACTACATTCTCGTAATTTATTCTGCTCTTCTGCTGCCCAAGATATTGAGCAAATTTGAAAACATTGTTTGGCGGTTGATACCACCTGGAGTCAGCAAAGTCTATAGTTATCCAAGCCTTTTGCAACCTAAACAGCGATTGCAATTGGAATAGTAAAAAATTTGCCTGGGCCAAGTCTATTGTGTATATATTTACATCAACCCCAGATGTAACAGCTTGGGGTTTTTGAACAGCAACACCAATCCCTTCTTCTGGTAGTAGTGGTATTCGATAATGCGACGGATTATTTAACGCTGTGTCAGGAGTAAACGGCTCACGCCAGATGGCGATAAATGGGTACGGGATAGAAGTGGCACCAACAGCTTTACTTCTATCAACACCCCTATTTTTCTTTAACCACTGTTGTGCTTGGGAGTGTGCTCTATCAGCACCTCCCTTAACAACAGGGACAGGAGCACCGTTCCATTTTAATTGACCAAAGAACCTGATTAGTGCATCGTCGTAAATATCAAACACATAAACTCCTATGAGCTAAATACTACATAAACGTCACCACTTAAATCTTCTGTTCCACCAGAGGTTGCCCAAGAACCATCAGATGTTCCTTGTCCACCGATATACTGCCCAGCGACAAAACTGTACCCGGCAGTTCCGTACGCAACCGCTGCGTAGTTTTCGGTTGTATGTGTTGAGTTATTTAATTGGATATCCAAACCGGTTGGGGTAACAGCCGTGCCATTTATTGATGGCTCAAACGTAAAAGTACCTCCGGTACATGCTTCAGTAGATGCTATTGTAGATGAAACAATATACCCCGGCCTTGGTGCTAGGTAACCATTTCTAGCACCACTTTGGTCTTTCATCTGAAAATTTGACGTACTCGCCGGGAACCCTCCGCGATAAATAAAACTGTACACTGGAGTAGCCCGCGCTAAGTCACTCTGCACAAGAAATGGGTTAGTAGCTGACGGTGAATTAGCGGCATCAGCCGCCGCCTCTTGATCAGCGGTTAGGTGATAATACTCGGTTGAACCGTTACCGCCCTGTAACCCCGATAGATTATTGTGGGTGGTTACGCTTCCAAATACCGACCATGATGTATTAAATATGTAAAGGGCGTCCTGATCTTCAACCCAAGTTGCCCACCCCTCATTAGGGGATTGTCCGGTTGTTGATGAACCATCGTAAGTGTATATTTCGTTATTCGCCGTATATGTTCCGCTGTTCCCGGTAGTGTCGGTTCCGCTATTTTTAAAGATATACCTATCATTTGTTGTAGCTGCCGTTCCCGCATCCCAAGATCCACCGGACTCCTCATATAAAACATTATCAAAGGTATTTACGCATTTTTCCCCTGTGGACGGTGTACCAGTTGGAGCACCGGTTGTAGTTTTTACATAATTTACATTATGCGTAACGCTATCTTGCCAATCCACACCTTGTTTTAGCTGATCCACATACTGTTTATCCGCAACCGGGTTGGAAGCAGACAACGCGTTTGGAGCGTTCGCTAGTGCTGCTGTTTGGTCAGTTGTAGGAACTCGCGGATCGGTTGTTGTCATAAAGACATTAGTACCGTCCGGCGATCCATACGAACCGGCGTTAGCAGCTTTTTCATCTGTTGAATTGATTAATAAATGGTCAAATGATATATCTGGCGTTGGACTTCCATTTAATAATCTAAAATAATTATTAGCAGCCATATTTCTTCCTACATAACAGTGCTTTTACACATAACAAATCATCATGTTAGCCCTACAGCTTACTGTCGGGCCGAAAATTGCATTTGTTGCCCCTTGAAGACCCAATAAACTTCCAGCGGAAAAGAAAAACGCTGGGTCTTTTGCTTCAGATGCATTATCGTATTGGGGATTTCCAGTATTGAAAGTCAAATCAAGACTGGTATCAACTATTGGCGTTCCATTGATTGTTGGTTTTATCACCATCTCTCCAGAGGTGCAAACAGGGAAAAGCAGTGCAGAGGTGGCTGAAAAGTAACCGTCCTGTTTTGCTACGATGCCATTACCTATGCCGCCTGTCGGCTTTATTACTGCCGTAGTATTTGCTGGAAAATACCAATAACCAAAGTCATACGTAGCATACCTATCACCATAGTCACAGATATAATCAAGTTTGCAATACAGCATTACTCGGATATCTACACTGGCCGGTAGTGTAGCGGCATCACCAAATGCCTGTGCACCTATAGTATTTCCAGCCACAAAGTCAAAAGCAGAAATTGGTATAGTTAATGTGGCCGAGTTGTGCTGCGGGCTTCCAGGAGAAGGAGCGAGTCTAACATTTAGTAGCGACGAAGTAGCTACCGTACCATTTATCGTTGGTTTTACATCAATAAAACCAGCAGTTAATGGTGTAGATACGGTAACATCCATAGATATTATTGTTCCATCTATCGTTGCTGGCGTTTCATCAATAATTCCCGACCGTTCTCTAATAGTAGTAGCTGTTGGTACAGTGGTGTCATAAATATAGCGCACATAATCATACTCAGAGTACATATTATTTGCACTACCACCGCTACCGATCGGTTCCCAAGTTAAAGAACCTCCGATGTATACTCCTGCTGTCGGCCCTGTGGTAACATATAGAATTCTACCAGTATAACTGGCGTCCCATGTAGGAAGAGATGCTACCTGTTCTAGTTTTAAGTTGAGCGCTTCAAAAAGCGAACAATTTTGGTTACCACTCCACAACATAACTTCTCCGGACGTTATTTAATTTTCTGTATTGCAGATTTAAGCGCACGCGCTTTTACTGCCTCACCCAACTTTTCCAATTCCAACTTTAATCGGCGCATTGCCGGTCGCCAATGAGGTCGAGTAGGCAATTTAACAGTAACTTCCTTCCCGTCTTTTTTTACCACAACGCTTCTAGCACCGAATTCGTGAGCTATGGCTATTGTTGATAGCGGGACTTTCGTTTCTTTGTGTAACCGATTCGCTACGGTAACTACATAATAAGTCCCCTCGTTCGGGTCTTTTCTTTTCCGAACAACAATTCCGTTTACGTAATCGCCAGTTGCAAGTAAAATTCTAGGGTCGCGCTTTCTTTTAATCTTCCTTTTTAAATACTTTTTTCTTAATGGACGGTGTATAAAGGGGAACCTTTCCGCTATAGGTTCGGGTGTCTGTCTGGGCTGTATATAGTTTTTTCTTCTTTTAATTAGATCCGGTTCTATTCGCTTTTGTTCATCAGGGATATCGGGTATCTCTTTTGGATTTTTCTTTTCTCGATACAGTACTGGCCTTCCTAGTTCGGGAACCTGGGCAAGTAGTTTATCTATTATGTAATCCTTAAGGCTATAGGCCAAAATACGTAATTGTATAGCAGTAGCTTCAAGGTATTCTTTCGTATAGTCAAGGATGAAAGGGTTTACCCTCTTCACCTTAAAAGTTCTGTTTCCTATATTTACCGTAGATACTACTTTTAGTGCCAATTACGTTTCCCCAAGATATCTGTAGTTATCGGCCGTATTCCGCCTGATACGTTGGCGCTGTCTTCTTTAAGTAGTGTAGCTGTTCCTTGCCACTTTATCACTCGCTGGACTGGTTCATAAAATCCATCTTGTGGGGTTGTTATGTCGTTTATCTCATAAAGACTACTATCCCATTGGAAGACATCGGCCGCCTGTGGAAGATAAAATCTGAAATCGGTAATTCCAGGGTCGGTGGTGTCGTATAGTTCTCCTAAGCGAATACACTCTGCTAAATCTATGGAGAATTCAACCGGAATTTCATCTTCTACACCACGGTAGTCAAGCTCTTTCTCTTTGGCTCTATGGTTGACAAATATATATGCTGGTACCGGGTCATCAAATCTTCTAAATTGGCCTTGGGACTCTCTGGTTACAGGCTCCACATTTGCAGTGTCACGCTTAAACCGCCAAAAATACTTTGGTGTAATTTTTGACCGAGCAGCTCCAAGTTGTACCTGGATCACATGCCTGAGAAGTGCGTTCGAATTATAACGCCGTATCTCCTCATTTCTTGGGAATAAGTCCTTCAACTCACTCCTGGTAGATTGCTCTTGCTGCGTGCTCACCAAATGCTTTCCTCCATAACCAAACAACCATTGCTGCAGAAAATTCTAACGCATTTATAGCGCTTGTCGCTGGGTACTCAATAAGTGGGGGAACAAACCAATTTGACGGATTTAATGCTACTAACCAACACCACCGTTTATACACACCAAGTTTTCTATGCTTTGGTAATAATTCCTCTTCTTCTGCTTCATATTCAACACCATACAAAGCTTTGCTTACTGCTCGTATGTCTAACTCTTTGTATACATTTCGTATGGCGTTATATATTGGCCACTTACGCTGGACACCAGCGATTTCTCGATGTGCTCTCTTGAGCTTTTGGATAATTTGGCGTCCTTTTCGGATGATGATACCATCGTTAGGGGTGGCCGACTTTATCGCCGTTGGCGGTTTAAATATATATTTAAGTAATTTAAGAGTTCCGCTGAATACACCTTCGGTAAGTTTTGGCATCTGGTAATCGCTAAATATGTTGTTCCAGTACTCTGCTCTTTCTTTGTTCTCCTTGAGATTGTCAAGAGCGTACCTGCTTACCATACTTAACATTATCGGATCTGTTGGGAGAACATCAGGAATGGCTACCCCTTCCTGAAGTGCTGCTTTTATAAACCACGCATAGAACGATCGTGAAAGTGCCAGAGGATTTGCCATAATAAATTCCTAATAAATTGGTTTCGCCGGCATGTGTCTTAAGTTCTTGTCCAAATTCTCTTTTAATTCCCGTATTGCCGCCTCGCCTTCGTTTTGAAGTTCTGAATAGTCAACGGTGATGCTGCCGGCAGCAGCGGGGATTGGGCCAAACTTTCTAAGTTTTCTCGCTGCGGCCAGTTTTGCATAACCAAGACATCCATCTAAGAAGTCTGCTTCCAGGTGAAACGGGATGTGCTCTACGGTCATCGGAGTCAGTATTAGAGCTTTAGCTAATATATTTGCTGTAGTATTTGTTTCGATCATCAATAATTTAGTAGTTTCGTTCCACCGGAAAACGGGTTTAGCCCCCAAAAAGTGAGCATACCTATCGGCGGCGACCGCTTGTTTAAAATACCGACGCGGGCCGCGATGTCCCATATACCTCTCTAGGAAACTTGACCGATAAAGAGGATGATCGAAGTTATTCTCCGAATCTTGTGTACTTACATCAACAACACGGGTTCCATCAGGAACATCTAAAGTTACTTGATAAGTGCCGGTTATTCTGCCAAGATCATACCACAACCAGTTCGGGCGGTATTTATTAAAAAGCATTAAGCATCGTTTGATTGCATGGTCAACATCGCTGTCGATGAGTTCCACACTAAATCCTTCTCCGCCTAAAGACATTCTAATATTCGACCGCCACTCAGCTAGTGTTTTTTCGCTGGCTGTGGTTTTCATATTTATCTCCTTTGGCCAGAGGCCAGGCCGCCGGCAATGGTTCTTTGATGTCTAACAGACCGTATTTTCATCAGGCGCTGCTGCGCCTCTTCCTCTGGTATATGTTTCAGTCGGCTTTTCCTGATAATGTCTAGCTCTATAAGATAGTCCTTTGGGAGCTTATTGCATAACTGTATGCCGGCGATGTTATGTTTTGTCACCAGCTCTCGGTAGTATTTACCTTTGATCCGGTCACCCTGGTAGAGTGTCCGGGTCGTGTAGCCGGCTACTTTATCATCGTCCTCTTTCACGGGAAGAGTGAGTGGCCTTTCAGTAGTATTGATGATCAAATCGTCTGCACAATTATCAGGATCTAACTCCCAAAAGGCCAGCTCCTCATCTATGGTTGTCTCGTCGGCTGCTGCAACCGTTACCTGAGTAAGCTCATCTATGATGGCCGCTTCTTCGTCTTTTCTTTTAGCCATAATGCTCTGCTCCTTATTTAAAATAAGGGGCGCGTTTAGTTTATTTTGGGTGCGTTTAATATGGGTTACAGGTTAATCGCCGTGTAGGTACCCATCATTTGGGAATTCACTTCGTGGATGGTGTACTCGGTCAACATGGCGACATCCTTGCGAAGTCCTTTCTGGTGAACAGGAGAGCGGTAGAAAGGAATATAAGTGGCCAAAACAGCCGCCGTATTGACAATCCCGTCACCTTTGTAGGTTAACATACCTGACGCATCCGGGAACGTCGGGTCTGCAATACAGGTGATGTTGTGCATAGAAAGAGTACCAGATTTCACCGGCCCAGCCATAGAGTCCGACTTCATCGGAGCACCTTCTGATTGAAATCCCCTGGTATACTGTAGCAAGAACCAGGTGTCTGGAGAGTGAACCAGAACATTCGGACGAACTCTCTGGGTGTTCTTCCAAATTTCGTGCTGGGTTCTGGCCAGCAGGATACCGAAGCTATCTAGGTGATCACGGTAGGTGATCCCAGTGGGAGTAGCATTGTCGAAAACGAAGCTACCACCGGAAGCTACCCGACGCAGGTGGTTGACCACATGTTTAAAGCGTTCGGCATTGATAATTTTGGAGCCGGCATCTAATATGGTAGGCTCGGCGTCAATCCCCCAATCGGCGGAAAGATCCATAGTAGATTGGATACTCCACTCTGCCATGAGAGCACGCGGTTGTGCTTCTACGGTGACAGATCGAAGGGCGATGCCATACTTCGGCAGCTCCAGGGCCATTTCTACATTGTAACCATAGCTGATTTTCAGTGGGCCAGTTGTGGTTCCAGAAGTTACCAGACCCATAGCTCCGGTAACATAGTTGATGGTATTCGTGTAGGAACCGGTTGGCGATCCGACGTCGCCGATGAGATTTCCATTCCTGTCATCGTATATTTTCAGGTTGCCATCAGTGATCTCAACAGAACCAGGTATTACCGTAGTGTAGGCCGCGGTTCCCAAGTACTGAGTACCACCGGACGCTCCTAAAGGCTCATTGTTTACGCGATGGGATGAAAAGTCATCGGTGCCGATGAATCCTCTCAAGGCGTCAAACACTCTGGTGCCTACCGGAAGTGCGCCCTTGGATTTTTCGGTTTGGATGTCCAAGTAATGAATTCTTCCAGATCTACTCGGTAGTGGTTGTTCGGAAATAACCAGTCCGGTAAGATCCTCGGCGATGGAGTAGGTAATCATGGCTAGGCTGTTTTTTATCCACCTGGGGATATTGGCGCGGGAAGTTTCCGTCAGGTCAGCCATCGTCTTCCTGACAAAGTTGTCGCACATAATGGCGGCGTAAGTTTTGGTATAGTCATCTGCCTCGGCCAGAGGAGCAAGTACATTGCTTGGTTTTTTCCAATCAAAGTCTGGCATGGAAAAATTCTGGAAGCTTTCAACCAGTCCCTTGTGCCGATTTATGAGTTGATTTACCTCTGGGTAGTTGTTTGATGCTGTTTTTAACATGTCTTACCTCCGGATCAACATTTTTTACGAAATTCACACATTCGTGTGAAGACATCTTCTTTTTCGTGCGCTGATCCGTCGGTGACGGTGCCAGCACGTTTTTTCTCCTCCTCCAGCCGTTTATGTACTGATTTTTCTTTTTTCGGCGGCGGAGGGGTAATTACGCTTTCTTTTATTTTGTCAGTCGGCGTGATTGTAGCTTGCAGCTCCAGAGCTGCCTCCTTTAGCGCCGTAACTGTAGTACTCTTTTTCAAAATTGGCCTGAACTTTTCCAGTTCTGGCTTGTGCCGAAGGAGGGAGTTTAGTTCATATTCAACGAGTTTTCTTTCAAAAAGAACGGTCATCTCGTCATTAAGTACCCGCAAACTATTGTTTTCAGTAACCAACCTCTCATTTTCCTTGATGAGATTTGCTACGTGCTCCCTCAAATCGGATATTTTCTTTTCTTTCGCGAGGAGCTTTACGGATTCATCTGTAGGCTCCACCACTGCTGTAGTAAGGGGCACTTCTTGTCCTCCTTCTGCTATAAGTTCTTGTACTGCTG